TCAGTTAATCCAGTTGTTTTGTTTTCTTGTTTAACCATTTCTACTTTCTTAAATACTTCTGATCCTTCAGGTATCATATCAGGGTTCTCTTCCCATTTTTGTCTTGCTTCATCACCTATAGATCCCATGTACGGACATACTGTGCCTGCCATATACATCGCATCCCAGACACGTGGGTCAGCACACAATGTAGACACTGCAGCAACTTTCATACCCATAGAGTACAATGATCTTGATAATTTTAATCGTTCACAGTTTTCATCAACCACTGTAATACCGCTGCTAATACCGAGGATCTGGGTTTGCACGGCGCCGGCCACCGCTGTCTTACACACGTCAGAGTTGTTTATAACAACACTTGGTGAGTTTGCAGTTGGTGGTGCTTTGTCTGTTACTACTGTTGATGACACAGTTGTGTTTGTGTCTGCGCCATTTGCGCTAGTCATAGCAGAAACAACAAGTATAAAAGTCAAGATAAAAAATAATAATCTCATAATGTATTTAAACCTTGTATAGGAAAAGCCTCAAACGGTAAACAATATCCCATGGTTACCATATTATTCTTAAATTCCAATGGTTTAGATTCGTAAATGTTCAAGTAATCTGCTAATGCTGTCATGCAGCTATCTTCATCTGCATACAAAAAAGATTGTGTTTTAACAGAAGGTAGCCCAGGATTCGATATCATTAAAAATAGTAACCAAACTTTTATCATTTTTGTTCTTTTAGATTGTAAAAATAATTTGTGTCATCACCAGCTGTCCATTTTGATTTGTTTTCTACAGAGTAATATTCTGTTGACACTTTAAAATCAGGTTGTTTTGTTTCTGCAGGTGTAAGTGATTTATCATAGTATATGATTCTATTGTTTGGTTGTGCTGCGTAGTGACCATTATCTAATTCTAATATGTTAAATGATTTGTGTTCCTCTGGCACTTCGCTGTAGCTTGTGTTTAATGTGTTGTGGTCCGAGTGACAATTGTCAATTGTAAATAAATATTCTCCGTGGTACCATTTTTTAGATGGCGCAAGATACTTACAACGTACACCAGCAAGTGATTGTTTTTCTACTACTGTAAGATTGTAACTAAATGCATCCCACAGTTCTAATTCTTCTAGTGAAAGATTATCTTTAACATCAGGGGAACTAACAAAAGCACTAATAGGGAGCTTATCATAAAGAGCACCATATTCCGGCAAATACGTTTCAAAGTAGAGCGCTCTGCCTTGGATAGACTTACAAGTAATCCAAACACCTTCTACAAATTCTCCATGACCTTTTTGATGATCATATAAGTATTCTTTTTTTATAAATACTTTCGTTGGTGGTAGGTTTGCTACTAGAAATGCCATGTCCTCTCATGTAATGTTTATGTGGTTCATATTTTAACCATTTTAAAAATTTTTTCCAGTACTTTAGCATGTTTCCTTAATTGGGGACCCCCTGCAACGAATGTGCCTGGGGTCCACCGAGATGAAATGAAGTTGAGAACTTTATGTGTACATTATGTGTTAATAATGTGCAAGAAAAAAGTGTAATGGTTTGTAATGGTGTCAAGGATAATATTTTACTTGACAACTATTTTCAATATTGGCTGTTTTCTGCGAAATATTGTGCTTGTTTTGTTCACATTGATATGGTATAATTAGTTAAATGTCGGTGTTGCAACACTGACTGAGTATGGCTGAACAACCGTAACAAGGTGGTAAGGCACACATCAGAGGAAGTACGGACGAGTGTCTGAGGTAATCTGGGGTGGTACTGAAGTACTAGTTAAGCTCTAAAGGTTTGATTTGTCGGGAAAAGGTTGGGGGTAGTCAAAGAATCCCCCTACTCACTAAAAATATTATGTTAAGTATAAAGAAATATCAAGACTGGGTTAATCAATCTACACGTGGTGATAGGATTACATATTACCGTGGATTTATTATGGCACCACAGTTATCTAGATTATCACCTACATTAGATGAGCGACGTGTTAGCGCATTGAAAAGATATGTATACGGTTCATATAATGGTAACCTGGTTACATTGGTACAAAAGAAACATGCAGATTTTGATTATGAATATATGGCAGTGAGGTTATGATGTGGGAATTATTAATGGTTTTACTTATACCGCTTAAAATTGCATTAGCATTTTATGTGGCTTTTCATGTTTATAGTTTTGTGTTAGGTTTATGAGTCCAGTGATAAAAGAAGTTACAAGAAGTGAAGAGTTAAAACGTGCACGTGACGCGTTTTATGGCGCAATGTTTGATGATAATGAGGAGGAGATGCGTGCAGCAAATGACGCTGTAGGTTATTATGAATCATTTGATGGAGATACGTGCCCCGAGTACCCAGGTTTTTAATGAGGTATTTATACTATGCAATTTGGTTATCTATAGCTACGGGTTTAGTATGCTTATACAGCATAGGTAACTCACCAATATAAGGAGAAATATAATGAAAGAAATGATAGATGCTGCAAGGCAGATAAACAAAATATTACACGAATGTGAGGACAGAGGCGACAGTGTTGATGTCACATTAGATAAAATTAGTGTTGTAAAAGTACATGGTTGCGTTTTTTCTACAATGATGTTGTTAGAGATAATGCATAAATTTTTAGATGGTTTTGAGGAAAGAGAAAGGGCTAGATCAAATAAAAATTACATAGATACTGATGCAGAACAAGAAGTGCAAAACAAATATTCTGATGTTGCAGATAAATGGAATAAAGTTCATTAATGAATATAAATAGTATACCACGCGTTACTATTACGTGGATGGACGCACGTGATATGGAAACTGGTTGGCTACCTATAAAAGATATTATAGAAGCGCCGTTAGCTAAATGCCAGGAAACTGGTTGGATGGTAGTTAACAATGACGAAAAAATAGTTATAATGCGATCCTGGTGTACAGACAAAGACGATAACCATGGTGGTGGCGCTATTGCCATACCAAAAGGTTGGATAACAAAAATAGAGTATTTACAAGGAATGCATGCAGACGTACGAAATTAATTTATGGTTAGATAAGAAAATAATAGAAAAAGTTGTTAAACAATTTGAAAATGATGAACAGGTATTAGAATATATACAGGATAATTTTGATACAGATCCAGACCCAAGTTTTCCATCACTAGATCCCACGAGGGGATATACAAGACCAAAAGCTTCAAAATATACTATTACATGGTCTAGGGTACACACATATGTACGTAAAAAAGGACCACACAGAATAGAGCTTACAGAAGAAGAAAAAGAAATACAAAAAACTTTAGAAGCATCTATAACAAAAGAGGCGATTGATGAGTGGGGAGAAGCAGAAATGTTAAACGAAGTAAGAAAAGATTATTGGAGTAACCCAGATGCCAAAGGCCTTGAAGAAAAAAGATAGACAAGGATTAACACCAAAACAGAAAAAGGTATATGACGTTATAAAAGACTTCATAGATCAAAATGGTATTGCACCATCATACGAAGAGTTAAAACAGCTTATTGGATCAAAATCTAAGTCACATGTGCATGGATTTATACATCAATTAATGCAACGTGGTTGGATAGGAAAAGGAAATGGCAGAAATCGGTCAATTTATATTTTGTAATGTGTCATGTATAGTGATATATTTGCTGTGTTTAAATTATTTTTTTGTTACCGGGATCAAAAGAGGTGCCACAGTGACACAAATGATGATTATGCTATATAAATCAATGACTTATGTTGTGGCACTAGTGTGTCACTACTCTAGACAACGCAAGGCACTTTTTTGTTTTTTGGAAAATAAAATGAGTAAAAACTCAACTATACTGCGGGGTTTAGCATGGTAGATAAAAGAATTAGTGGTGCCACAAGTGGTGCCACAAATATGGCAAAAAAGTATCCAATTAGAAATGATGGGTTGACAGACAAACAACGTATATTTGTACAGATATACACAGAGAACGAAGGAAGACTAACACCAACAGAATGTGCAAGACAGGCTGGGTACAAAGAAGACAGGGCAAATACAACTGCATCAGAATTATTGAATGGCAAACGCTTTCCAAAAGTAGTAGAAGCCGTTATTACAAGAAGAGCAGAGATAGAAAAAACACATGAAGTTAAACTTAATAAACATGTGCAAGAATTGGCTAGGCTTCGTGAAAAAGCTCTTGGTGAAAAATCTTATAGTGCTGCTGTTAATGCTGAGCGGTTGCGTGGACAAGCCGCCGGACTGTACATTGACCGTAAAGAAATCAGGACAGGAAGCATTGATTCTATGTCTCGTGAAGAAGTTTTAAAGGCTTTAGGTGAGATTGGTTTAGGAGGTAAGTTTGAAAAGAACGGAGCGAGAACAAAACTATCAGTCGAAGAGAAATCCGATAGCGAAGG